TCTGAAATACAACAAGAAGTCTTGTCCGAGGATTGGAAGAAAGAAATTCCACATATCGGCCTTGATGTTCTCGGCTTGATTCCCGGATATGGAGAAGCCGCAGATCTAACAAATGCGGCGCTTTATGCCAAGCGTGGCGAGTATCTTATGGCTGCTCTTTCTGTTATATCGATGATACCGGTCGTTGGTGATATTGTCGGTAAAGGTGGCAAGATTGGAGTGTACCTTGGTAAATTCGGGGCCAAAGGCGGCGTCAAAGCTGGCTCTGTTTTGGGTAAGACTCTCTCCAAACATATGCCCAAGATCACAAAAATGCTAGGCTCTCTAAAATCTAATAAACTTATTGGGAAGCATATTGACAACATGGCCGGCGCGGTCACTAAATATGTTGATGATATCGGCACCAAGGCAGCAGATGAAATTCTACCGCAAGTTCAAAAAGCAATTGGCGTTGTGCCGGCTGCTAAAGTCAGCAAAAACAAATATGTAGCATTAGCACAAAAGGCCAACACCAAAAGGGTTGCAAGACAGAATAGACAAGGTATTGCACAGAACTTGTCAGGCGGCGAAGGCGAGGCCGCAGCCCCTGCTGCCCCAGGAGCACAGCCGGCGCAACCTGCTGCAGCAGCACGCACGCAGCCAGCGCCCGCACCTACTCGCGTGCCACAACAGCAAAGAGCTACCCGTGCCCCCGCACAAGCTACCACTAGTTCGCCAGAAGACGATAAGATTAAGCGCGATGCCGATGATGTTCTTCGCCAAGCCGCGCAGCGTAAAGTGGCAGAGCGGAAAGAAGAAGAGGAAGAAAAAGAAAAGAAACAACCCGCACAGATAACTCCCGATATGATAAACCAACTTCTCAAGGGAGTCGAGTTATTCGCGAAAGACCCCGCAGTTATAAGTGCTCTTGGCAAGGATGGTCTTTCCGGCGCATTACGACTCATTAAAGGCAAGATTATGGCCGGCGAAGAACCCGCTGCCGGCGAAGAACAAGGACTAGCGGGTGTTATGGAGGTTTCTTCTGAAAAACAAAGGCGTTGGGCATGCGCACAAAAAGATAAGCCCGCTTCTGAAAGAGCAGATGGTCTGTCTGCAGCCGAAGCAGAAGAGATGTGTAAATCAAAAATAGAAGAAGACGGTTGACCGGAGAAAGAAGGCTCAGGTAGAGTCAGAGTTATTAAAGTGAGGAAAAAATGATGGAAAAAGCACAAGCATTTGTAGACACATGGTTAGCTAAGCTTACTTCACGCAAGCTGATGGTATGGCTTACTGCCACCGCGCTCACTTTAACAGATCATGTTACGAGTGAAGATTGGGTAATTATTTCTGCAATCTATATTGGTGGACAAACAGTGATCGATGGCATTGCTAGACTAAAAGGATACAATGATTAAGGAGAAGATACTAGAATTTGCTCTGAAGAATTGGAAAGCAATACTAATAGTGTTGCTTTTGGCCGTTATAGCTCTTAAGAATAGTCGCGACTATAAGCTCATGCAAACTGCATATGAAACTCAAATAGAATCTCATGAAGCACAAATCGAAGGCTTAAAAGAAATACACACGCGAGAGATAGAAGAGAAGCAATTATTGATGGAAAGCTTTTTGGAATCAATTGCCGCAATCGAAGAAGAATATGAAGAAGCCAGAGAGGAGCTAGAAAAAGAGCGATCAAAGAAAAAGATCGAATACAAAAGAAAATTCAGACACGACAAGCAGGCACTAATTAAAGATATAGAGACAAAGTTTGGTATTGAATATGTTCCTTAATCTTCTTTTGATGTTGAGCCTTTCGGCAAATGCAACCGAACCTGCTAAATTTACAATTTTAGAATACAAAGCACCCGCACCATTTGCTGGAGTTTTATTCGACGAAACGGCCATGGCAAAAATATTGTCCGATTATGATCTTGCTCTATATTCATGCGACATACAAACTGAATATCAATTGAAGATTCAAAAAGAAGAATATGATTTTAAATTAGAAAATCTCAGGATTGAGCACAAAGCCTTAACAGATGAATACGATTTGTTTATAATGCAGAAAGATAAAGAAATTAATATACTCGTCGATTCGCTAAAAAAAACTTCACCCCGACACAAATGGCTGTATTTTGCTGGGGGAATTGCAGTCGGCACAGCACTATCATATGGAGCCTATAAAACTTTCAATGAAAGATAAAAATTACGATCAAATCGCCGCAATAGAAAAAGCAATCGCCGAAAAGTACGGCGATGAGGCAGTATCCAATCCTAGGGCCAATTGGAACGAGGAAAGAGAAAAAGACTACCTCGAACAGATGCAAGAATTGTATTCAAAAGAAAAGAAAAATGATCAGTCCCAAGAGAAAATTGATATAAATGGTATAAAGGTATCAAAAAAACTACTTAATAGAGAGCAATTGCGCTCCTGCCCATTGTGTGGCAGGTTTCCTAGAAAATCTTTGGATGATGTCTGCCTTTTAAAATTTGATTGTTGCAATAAATGCTACATTCAATATGTTCAAGGTAGAGAACAAAGGTGGGAAAGTGGTTGGCGCCCAAACGATAACAAAGGAAATAAATAATGGCTACAGTATACGAAATCGTGCAAGGATTATCTCAGGCAGCGGCAAACTCTTATGACGGAGCCCTTGACGAAAATGGTGAACCGCTTTTGGCAGGCTTGCAAAGAGAAGAGGGAGATCCTATTCTCGATAAGCGTGTAATGGATGGATTCAATGTTAAATTTTATGGTAACATGATGTGTCTTTCTTACATGTCTGAAGTGCAACTTAAGGAAGTGTATGTTAGCGGTTTTGAAACCAAAATCGAAGAACAGATTGCCGAGGTTATAAAGTTTCTCAAGAAGGAATATCGCAAGATCCGCGGCGAATCAGTGACCCTAACCAAAGAGGGAGAAGTCGATGTTCGAGTTGAAAACTCCACAAGAGTTCGCTCATGGGTCACAGCTAAAATGCATTACAAAATTGGTGGCCTAAATGAAGATATGGAAGTCGCCGCAGACGCCGACACAAAACCAGAAGCTAGCTGGCAAGCCTTTGTAAATCAAGGCGGCTGGAATGGAGAAGGTGGTAAGCGCCCACAAAACGATACTAGAAAAAAGGAATCGTAAGATGAAGATTGCTCAAGAACGGCTTCGCAAGATCATTGTTGAAGAATACCTTAAAGAAGAAGGTATTACTCTAGACGAAGATAAGGCACAAGAGTTATTGGATTTTATTAAGGGCGATGGCCCCAAGCCAGATTGGTATGATCGGGAGCAAACCGGCCCTCCTTCTCCCCCTGATGTGCCGCGACCCGCCTCAGACGAAACCTATCCCATGGACATCCCAAGTGATGACGCCACCGAGCGCGAGTATCAAGGATTCCAGAAAGACTCGGGACCAGGAATCGAAGGCCAACTAGCTGCTTTAATCCAAGGTATGGAACCTGAAGCAGTGGCTGAACTATTTCAATCTGTTTTCGAAAAGATTCCTGGCGTCGAACTATCTCGCCCCGGAGACGAAGATTATCCCGATGAAGTGCCCGGCACGGAATATGTTCCCGGCGCCATGGGTCGTCAAAAGATCAGCTTAGGGCCACTAAGAGAGTCTACAGAACTTACAGATCTACAAGAGTTAATTCGTAGAGCGTTTAAAGATGTATGAGTTTTCAATTAGACAAAAAACAACAAATTAAAGAAATTGTAAAGTGCGGCAAGGATCCAGCATATTTTCTTAACAACTACGCAAGAATTTCACACCCGCTTCACGGTCTGATCTTATTTAATACTTACGATTTTCAAGACGATCTTCTCAAAGATTTTAATGATTATCGATTTAATGTAATTCTTAAGGCCCGCCAGTTAGGAATCTCAACGATTACAGCAGGTTACATCGTTTGGATGATGCTGTTCCACAGAGACAAAGCTATCCTCGTCATGGCAACTAAGTTTGCAACAGCAGGAAACTTAGTTAAGAAAGTCAAGAACATTATGAGGAATGTGCCGGAATGGCTTAAGATTGCCACTATTGATGTGGACAACCGCAACTCCTTTGAA